GTTGTTGACGTACTCCAGGAACCGCTGGAAGCCGCCGCCGTCGGACCACTCCCTGAGCCTTGCGGCTCCATCCGCAAGGGACCTGGCGATGCCCGAGGCGAGAGGGGCAAACGCCCTGAAGCCATCACCGAGAACGTTCAGGGCGTCCTTGCCCGCCCTGACGAGCATGGGCATGGACTCCTTGGCGATACCGGCGATGATGCCCGCGTACATCTTGGCGCGGTCACCCTTCATCCAGGCCTCAAAGTCCTTGGCGACCCGGTTGATTGAGGGATGGACGGCGTCAAGTAGCGGCTTCAGTAGGCCGATTCCGGCCGTGAGTCCCCTGACGGCATGGGTGGCCGTGTCGAGAGTCTTGCCCTCTGTCGCCGTGAGGAACCTCTGCCAGGCAGACTTCATCTGGTCGACGGAGGTGACAAACCCCTTCTGGGAGGAGTTGAGCTTCTTGCCCGCCGCGTCCATCTCCAGGGCCCTCTGAATGGCCCCCTTCATCGCCGCGCCGTACACGGCTGTAGACGCAGCTACCGCCGCACCCATGGCCGTTGCGGCACCCGCAGTAGCGGTCATGGATGCGGCGATCGGGACTAGGGCCGGGCCAAAGACGGCAAGGCCCGCAGCGGCCAGCTTGAGGCGGCCCGACCACGAGTTGAGGGCATTCGACGACAGGATGGTGCCCCGCCGGAAGTCGTCGATATCCCTGCGCGCCTGTCGGAATCCACCCCCGTCGTAGTGACTGAAGATGTTGAAGCCGAGACTGCGTATCGAGGCCGTTGAACTCACCCCTCCAGGTAGGCAGCTCCCTTGCGGAGGAGTGCAGGATCCTTAACTGAAACAGCAGCATCCCCACCCGGCCGCGAGAGCCGAGCGGGGAGAGGCTGGAAATCTAGTCCGCGAACGGGTCCTTCGACGGGTCGTACGCGTCGGGATCTGAGCCGTGGACCTCTTCCTCGTCCTCGTCGATCTCGTCGTCGTATTCATCGTCGTACTCATCGCCCTCGTCGGCCTCTTCCTCCTCGTCGGAGGGGAAGTAGATCTCGTGAGCACGCTGAGCCTTCCGGAACTTCCCGGCCGGATTCTTCTTGCCCTTCTTGGTGAGCGAAGCACCCGTCAGGATGTTGTTGATCTGGATCAACTCATGTAGCTGCGCCAGCATTTCACGGTCGTACTCTCGATCCAAAGGCCCGAAGGCCCGCTCGTACGCTTCCCACTCTTTGTACTCGCGGGCCGTCATACTGGCCATCATCCGGTCAACATCCGGGCGGCGCATCGCCAATGCTAGTCGGAACTTGAATCGTCGTCCCGGTCGTCGTCGAAATCCTCAGCCAGGTCCTTGAGGTCTTCCTCGCTGAAGGCCGACATCTCGTTGACCTTGTTAAAGACACGCTGAAGCCCGGCGGCCGGGAGGCTACCCAAGGTTTTGATGTCATGCCGGGTGAACAGCGGACTGCCATCCTCCTTGACAGCCGCAAGCTGCACCAGGCGGGCGCGGAAGTTCGCGTTGTTCAGCCTCTGCTGGCCGTTCTTGCCCATGGTGACCATCGACGACTCGAAGTCGTCGCGCTCCTTGGCGGACAGGTGCTTCAGGCGGATCTTGCCCTTCCACTCCGGAACCTCCAGCACCTCGATCACGAGGGTGGGCTGCTCCAGGATGGAGCGTGCGTCCAGGAAGCCGTCAGCGTCAGTTACGGGGGTGTACTCAGTCACGGGTCTCTCCTTGCGTTTCACGGGTCTCGCCGGGCTTGACGCCCAGGCGGGCGAGCAGGGCGTCGAAGCGGAGTGTCTGCCGCAGCTCCTCATGGGGGTAGGCCTGGGCCACCGCCATCAGTTCCAGGGCTTCGATCTCGCGCTTGCGGTAGTCCTGCCTTCTGGCCTTTTCGCTTTGGGACTCGATCAGGGTGGACTGGCCGACCAAGGTGGCGACCTTCTCCAGAGCCTTGCGCTGACGCGTCTCGTCCGACTGCGCTTGATCGAACTGCCGTACGCGCTCCGCGAGTTCCTTGAGTGATTCGTTGTCGATGCCGAGCAGAGCAGGAAGGCGATTCAAGCCGACACGCTTGATCTCTCCTGTGATATCTCGATCTACCATTTCTGAACTTCCTTCACGGGCCTTCGAGTTGAAGACGGCGAGGGGGACCCGCGCACCCCTCGCCGCCAGCTTGCCCTGGCACCTCGTCAGAACAGCTTCTCTGCGGTATCGAGAGCATTGGCTATGCCTCTCTCGATTTCATCCGCACTGTCGGCGATAGTGTCCGTAAACCAACCCGGACGGGTCGGCCTGGACTGGTACCAGTAGTTTTTGTTTCCGAACAGCGGGTGACGCCAACCCCCGGCCTCGTCAAGGCCCCTTGGGATCGGCCGCTCCGCTGGGTCGTTCACGCCGGAATAGATGGTGAAGTAAGCGCCCCCCTTGGTGCTGATGCCCTTTCGGACGCCAACACCGCGAGCCACACGATTCCTAAGCCCCGTGTGACCCGCCGGGCCGCCCTGCACATCTACTCGCCTGACCGCAGCCTTCGCGCGCTTGACGACCGGATCGAGCGAGTCTCGCAACTCCCTCTCGACCCAGCCTGGCAACCGACTCTCCACGACCCGGAGCCTGGCCGCAGCGGCCTTCCACTCCGGGCCCGTGACGATCCATACGCGCGTAGGCATCGGTTACGCCGTGGCGCGGGTGAACGTGCCTCGCTGGACGTTGAAGGTGACCTCAGTCTCGGAGAGGTCGCCGACGTCACCAGCGAGGGGCTGGTACTCCAGGAGGATGCAGGTGCCGGTGTACTTCGGGTTGGACGCGGAGACCGAGCCCGAACGCGGCCGAATCTCGACGGTGAACTCGTTCTCGTTGTTCCACAGCGGGTAGAGGACGGAGTCGACCGAGTTGGCGTCGAAGTCCTGCTGGAAGGTGACGCTGAACGAGTTATCCTGAAGTCCGTGCACACGCTCCCTTCCAGAACCCGAAAAGTTAGTGGTCTCGACTTCGTCCTTGGACATGTTGATTTCGCAGGAAGAGACGTGGTCGGAGAACACGGTGCCGTTCACCACAACGTAGCAGTCCCGCAGTACGAGCTTTGCCATCTTGGCTTTCCTTTCTAGTTATTGACGGTAAGCCAGGAAGGCTTAGCCCATCCGGACGATGGCGACGGTAACGCCCGTGGGGCTGTCGTTGGTCAGCGTGCAGCGACCGCTGCCGTCCCCGGCGTCGTATGCCTTCCGAAGCGGAATCCAGCGCCATGTCGGCGTGACGTCCCCGGCGGCCAGAGCGAAAGTCGCAGGGGGGTTTGCGACGCCGTACGAGGTGGTACCCGGCACGGAGATACTGATGTTGGACGTGCCAGCGCTCGTCTTCTTGTACAGCGCGAACACGTTGGAACCGTTGCCGACCTCGGCCGTGTCAGACGCGGCAGACGTCCCCAGCGTGGGGGCGGTACCAGCGACGACGATGTCCTGAGTGGTCAGAGCAGCCATTGCGGTACTCCTTTCTGTTTAGGGGTTAGCTGCCGACTCGAACGACGGCGACAGTGACGGCGGTAGCGTCGTCCACATTGAGGACCGCACGACCGATACCGGCCTCGGCGGCGTCGATGTATATCTTGCGCATCGGGATGAACAGCTCACCCGTGGTAGCGCCCAGCGTGTAGACCTTGCTGGGGTACGTGACGCCGGTCTCCAGGGTGGCGTGGTCCATCTCGACCGTGACGGTCTTCTGGGTGCCGGTGTTTCGGTAGACGACGAACGTGTCCTGTCCGTTGCCTACTTCGACGTAGTCGGTGGTGGCGGCGGGGGCGAAGGTCGGCGGAGTGCCAGCGTTCACCAGGGTCTGAGTGGTCAGTGCAGCCATGCGGCTTTACCTTTCTTGTGGCACGCCGTTAGAAGGCATGCACCTGTACCTGTAGTGCGGCGCCCACGTGGGCGACCCTCACCATTTCGTACTGGCCGTGGTATTCGGCCACGCCAGTGACCATCGCGTCGACATCGCCGAGGCCGAGGTCAGGCGTATTCCAGATCGCCTGACGAATGCTCAGCTCGCCCCCTTTGTCGATGAACTGGTCGAGTTGCTGCTGCCCGCTGTCCTCGTCCGTCCGAGCACACAGGACGATGAGCTGGAAGCTCCACTTCTCAGTGCCGCGATCCATGGTCATGGCGAAGTCGCCAGCCTTGTTGTCGCGGCCACCGCCACCCGGCATCACCAGGGCGCACGGCAAGTTGACCGTGCCCTTGACGTACGGGTAGCAGTAGAGGTCGGTCTCGCTCGCGGATACGTATGTACGCACCGTGTTGGCGAGACCTTCTCGGATCTGGGCGAGACTGGACATGCGGGTTAGCCAATCAGCAGTCGGGTCTTCGAATAGGGCGCCAGCTTGCTCACGGCCAGCTTGTTCTGCCGGACGCGAACGACACCGAACTCGTCCAGGCCGAGAACCCCGAAGGGTGCGTCCTTGAGCTTCCAGGTTTCCGCCGCCATGATCTTGCAGGCGGCGCGGACGGGCTGGGGGATATCCGCCCAGCCCCACTGGGCTGTTACTTGAAGTGTCCGCGTCGGGCCGCTGTAACTGCACGGGAAGTAAAGCCCGTTGAGCAGCCGGATCTTGTAGAACGGCCAGCCGGTCATGCCGTCGACAACCCCGTTCGCCGGACTCAGCTCATACTGCGAACTCGTCAGCGTCGTGGCGAAAGTGCCGTTGCCGGAGGTGTCGAGCTTGACCACCAGGTCGGTGGTGGTGTGGAAGTCGTCGATGTAGCTCCAGTCGCGCCCGTCGGGCTCGTACTGTCGCGGCGTCGCCGACTCCGTCTTGTTGAACTGCCGGGCGCAGATGGATTCGATCTCCCGACTCGCCGAGAGGAGCGCGTCCTCCAGCATGTCGTCCTGCCCCGACAGGTTGGCGTTCGCCTGCCCCACCAAGTAGCTCTTGAACTCCGACAGTTGCACGTAGGGGTCACCGAGGGCCACGACCTACTTCCTTTCCTCTATGAGATGTCATAAACGAGCATGTAAGCCCTCGCCGTCAACGTCCCGGAAGAAGATGTGCAGTTCGGTCCACCAAAGGCGCTGATCCTGAGATAGATCCCATCGATCCTGCCGTCGGGATCAAAGTGGTATACCTCTGGGGAGATAACGCCCCTCGCGCTTGACGCCCCACCAGGCTTTACCGGATCACCCCAGGTGTCATCCGCAGAGCTGTCGCCGTTAGCGGCAAAGAACCCCCTCTTGTCGGCTGGCAGATCCACGAGGACCGTACGGACGAATGGGGCGCTCTGGCCGCAGGGCTCCGTCTTCTGAACGGTGATCCATGTGGCGCCGCTAATCAGACCGGCGGGTCCGGCTGGCCCGGTAGCACCCTGCGGCCCCTGGGGGCCAGGCGGCCCCTGCTGGTTGAGCACGTGGTGCGTATAGCCGGTATTGCAGCCCCCGTTGTGAGCAGTCTGAAGGGGCGGATCGATCACGAACATGGTGTACTGCGTATTGACCGAGCGGTTCGTCTGGACGCAGACGTGGAATTCGCCGTCATCGCCATCCGGGATGGCCGCATGAGTTACCGAAGCGGCTCCGGAGGCCAGGAGTGCGATTCCGGCAGCGCCAGCAACGAACCCCTTGCGAGTGATGCCAGTAGTGAGCCTCTTGCGAATACCGCCGAGGCCCATCAACTGGCATCCCCCTTCTCGTCGACCTTCACCTCGGCCGATGCAGGCTTCGCGGCGGCAGCCTTGGCCGCCTGCGGCTTAGGCCTCTCCGGCAAGATGTACTTCGGCTTCTCGGGGGCCGTCTTGGGCTCAGGCTCAGGCTTCTTCTCCGGGGGCGGGGTGTGCTCATACGTTGGCACGAGAAGCTTGAAAAGTCCTGGGTACTCCCCGAGAAGGGGGTGCCCTTCTCGGATGGTGGCACCCCTGCGGATCATCTTCGAATGCCCTTCGAACTCCACAGAGAACGAACTGACGGCCACGTATATGTCGGCCACTTTCGATCCTTTCGCCTATAGGCGCCGGGGGCGGGCCCTGGGGTCAAGGCCCGCCCCCAACTGGCTTACGCCTGAGTGCCGTAGAGGACGCGGAAGGCGTTGTCCACCAGGACCTTGGAGTTGTTCCACCACACGGCGAGCAGACCGCGCTGACCGGTGGGGCGACGGTTGGCGCCGAGAAGGTGGGGAACCAGCTCGACGTTCATGCCGACACGGTCGACGATCAGGAACTGACGGAAGTCGCCGTAGAGCAGGAAGCGCTCGGTGGCGGCGTGCGTGGCCTTCATCGCCGAAGCCTCGTGGGCTGAGCGGCCGAGAAGCTGGGCGGGCATGCCGTTACCGATGCGCTCCCACAGGTCGTGGCCGTCGGCGTCGGCGAACTGCCGGATCTTGTTGAAGATCGTGTGGTTCGCCATGTAGACGGCGTTGCCACGGAACCGAGGCGGAAGGGCCTGCTCCAGGGCGTAGACGTCACCGTCTACAAAGGCGCCCGTGGTGGCGACGTTGACGTTCGAGCTGGACGCCAGGGTGGCGATGATGCCGTTGGCGTTCGGGGCGACACCGTCACCGTTGAAGAAGGAGTCGGACTCCTCCTCTTCCTTGGCGTCGGCCAGGATGGAGGTGACCTCGGACCGCATCTGGCTCCAGTCCTGCTCGACCTCCATCGAGTAGGTCACGAAGCCGGTGACGCGCTCCGCCTTGACGGTGGGCTGTGCCAGCTCCGGGTTGGTCTCCTCGACCTGGGCCGCTTCCGCCGAACGCGACACGGTCACGCCAGCGGAGGTGATGCCCTGCCACTCCTTGCCGGTGATCTGGACCTGCCGCGCCACGGAGCGCAGCGGGTTGATCCGGCCGTCGTTGGTCAGGATGACCGTCGGGTCGAGCTGGAACGGAACGGCATAGCCACCGGTCGCACCGGCACCGACGGCGAGAGCGGCACGCTCTTCGCTGGACAGGCCGTTCTCGTTGAGGTTCGCGGCGACCTTGCCGAAGGCGCGCTCGTACGTCGGGGAGCCCGTGACGAGCATGCGCTTGGCCAGCGCACCCTCCTTGCCGTCCACGTTCTCCAGCAGCCAGGAAGCGCGCTCCTGGGCGGCCTCGCGGTTCGAGACGCCGGGGAAGCGGCTGACCTCGATGGCGCGCATGGCGTTGTCGCGGTACAGGCTGCCCAGCTCGTCGACCGACCGGGCCGAGTTGCGGATGGCGCGCAGGTCGTAGATGGCGTCGTTGCTGCGGCCACGGACGAACGCCGGAGCGCCGGAGCGGCGGGCCGGAACCTCGTCATGGGTGGTCTCGTCACCGGCCAGCTCGCGCAGGCGCTCGGCGCGGGCGCGGGCGTCGGCGATGGAGCGGGCGTGCTCCTCGAACTCGCGGTTGAGGTCGTCCCACTCGGTGCGGATTTCGCTGGGCAGTTCGGCGCCGGAGTACTCGCGGTCGATCTCGGAAAGCCGGGTCCGGATTTCACCCCGGCGAGCCTCCCGCTCCTCGATGGTCATGATTTCGTCCATGGGGACACTTGCCTTTCGTGTTTTGGGAGTTGCGGGCGTAGCGGCCCGCGCTGGCACTGCTTCTTCTTCTGTGTGTCCCTCAGGGGTGCCCTCGGGGGCGGCGCCTTCGGGTTCTGCCCGCTCGTCGGTCTCCGCTTCCGGGACCACCGACGTGTCGGGAAGTTCTTCGGTGCGCTCTTCGGAGCTAGTCCGAACGCACTCTTCGATGAAGGCCTTTCGGTCTTCCTCGGTCATGTCGGCAGACCTGACGCCGACCGACGTCTGGTCGTAGGCGGGGGTTGATACAGGGCCAGCCTCGAAGAGCTTGACCTCCTGGATCGTCCGCTTCAGGGGACCGCGCTCGCCAGCGTCGTAGAGAAGCTCGTAAAGCTCCTGACCCTTGACGGCTGCACCGTCCTTGTCGGTCCATTGGTCGCGGGTCACGGCGAACTTGAACGACATGCCCCGCACGGCCTTCGCTTCGACCGCCTGACGGACAGGCTCAACCACGTCGTTGGCGAAAAGGCGGCCCTCGACCTTCAGGCCCCGCTCATCCTCGACCAGTGAGGTGTAAACGCCGATCGGAGTAGACCCCACGCGCGTGTCGCGGCCGTGGTCCCACTGCATGATCGGGGTGCGCTCACGGAGGGTCTTCCGGAACGCCCCAGGCGCTACCGTCTCCTCGAAGCGACCCTCCCACGAGTTGATCGTGGTACCGACGTTGAACACAGCCGCATACCCCGACAGCGTCCGGCCGTCGCCGACGGCTGCACCGTCGCCCGACCGCTCTTCGCCGGTCTGGGGCTCGACGAAGGTGAAGTCGACGTCACGTACGCAGAGATGGTTCTGCATCAGCGCCCCTTCCCCGGCGGAGGCTTCTTAGCCGCGCCTTTCTTGGCCGGGGGCTTCTTCTCGCCCGGCTTCGGCTTCGCCTCGGCACCCTTCTTGGCCGGAGGGGCACCCTTCTTGGCGGGGGGCGTAGCGCCACCCTTAGCCGGAGGGGCGGCGCCCTTCTTGGCCGGAGGGGCACCCTTCTTGGCCGGAGGCTTCTTCTGCGGCTCAGGCTTCTTCGCTGCCATCTCGCTTGGCTCCCTGTTTAGGTGTGGCCGCAGGCTTTGCTGCGGGAGGGGGTTTGGCGCCGGGGCGCGGCTGGCCCGCTGCGGGCCGACCGGCAGCGCCGGGTCCAGTGGCGGGCTTCATACCGGCAGCGGGCTGCTTGATGGCCTTGCCGTTCTGGTCGACGACCTTGACCGGCGGGCCGTCGGGCATCGGGGGCTGCAACTGCACGGAGAACAGGCCGGTGTGCTTGAGCAGTCGCCAGTCGCCACCCTCGGCGACGGCGTCACGCGCCGACTCCCAGGTGAAGCCCTGCATGACCAGGCCCTGGATGATGTCCGCCTCCTGGGCGATCACCTTGGCCTTCTGCTCGATGTCCTCACGGAGGAAGGAGATGTCCCGGTCGTCGTAGTGCAGCCGGGCGCCTTCGGGGACCCTGACTAGGTTGCTGTACGCCTGGCAGAGCGATTCCCACATGGGGCGCATCTCGCCGTCAGCCCAAGCGTCCTTGGCGGCCTTGAAGTTGCCCGCGTTCAGGCTGGAACCCTGCATGCCCTCGGAGAGGCCGACGATGACGGGGTGGACTCGGGCAGCAGCAGCCATCCGGGTCTCTCCGGCGCCCTGAGTCGCCTTGAAGTCGAGCTGACGCAGGTCGTACATCAAGGGAGTGATGTCCGCGCCGCCGCCCACGTAGAGAGGCTTGTAGGCGTTGTCGGCACCTTGATGGGTCTCCTTCATCGCCCTGATGAATTCCTTGAACTGCTCCGACGTCACGGTCTCCTTGAAGGACATCGCGAAGCTCGGAGTAGCGGCGTTGTCGAAGAACTTCCCCTTGTGCTTCGTGGCCGCCTTGTCCGCCATGATCTCTCGGATCACGGGGGTCAGCCACGACATACCCCGGTACTGCGCCTCGGGGTCTGGAGTGGGCGCCCACATCGCGAACCGCTCGTCTCCGGCGACGTAATACCGCCACAGCGACCTGTCCTGCGTGCCTCCGGGCATGTAGAGCCAGCCCGCGATGTCCGACTCAACCGCCTCGTTCGGCGGGGCCGTCAGGATCGTCCTCACCCAGTCGGGCCTGAGGACTCGAATCCTGGACGAGTGATTGACAATCGCCCCGCGCCCCTTGGTCTCGCGAACCGCGTAGTGGGTCCCGGAAAGGTCTGCGTGCTGTATCGCCCTATTCAGCAGGGCGCTTGTGCTGCCACCGTTGGGCCAGGGCTTCTCGAAAAGGGCAAGCTCCTTGGTGCCGAACAGGTCGCCAGGCCGCCCCTCCCTCATCTTCTGCCACTGGAACCGGATTTGAGAGAACAGGCGCATCCGGGTCACCATGCAGGCGAAGACTACGCCGTCAGACTTGTATGCCTGCTGGACGTACCCCTGGAAGTCTTCCTCGATGGCCTCGTAGTTCTCACCGGCACCGTAGCCTCCGCCGCCAACCGGGTAGCCGAGGCCCTGGTAGTTGATGACCTGCTTATAGAGGTCGTCCAGGGTTAGCCTCTGCTCGGGCTCCCCGCCACTCATGCCGAAAAGTGAACGCCAGGCCTTAGCCATCGCCATCCCCCTTCGGCTTCTCGTCTGCGGTCAATGCCAGTGCGGCAACGGCCAAGCCGCCGCCGATAAGCCCATACGGCCCGAACAGCCACACAAATCCGGTCGTGGTCACCGCAATCGCCAAAAGCAGGAAGTAAAAGACCTCACGAGTCGTCATATGTCATCTCCATGGAAGACCCAAGGTGTGGCGGCCTTCGGCTTCTCGAAGAGCACCTTCCGGTATCCCCAGGCGGCCAGTGTTGCTGCCACCAGCGGGGTGATGTCCGTCGCCGAATTCTTCTTGTCCCAACCCCACTTGTCGCCGACCGGGCGCTTGTCCGCGCCAGCTACAGCCTCGTTGAGGTCGAGCTGGTCGATGTGGACGATGTCGGCTACCTCGCCCTTGCGAGGCTGCACCCCAGAGGTGAAAGACCCGCAGCCGTCGCCGACTTCGGAAGTCGTCGGCACGATCACGGTTACGCCCAGGCTCTCTAGCTCGTCGACAAAGGCTCCAGCAGGGGAACGCTTGTCGATGACGACAGCATCCGGCCTGGCCCTATCCCAGATCTCCTTGGCCCGGCGCACAACCCAGTCGGCGCCCGGCCGATGGTCCATGCGGATCTCGTCCGAGGTGATTTCGACGTGCAGGCACTGCCCGTTCTCGCCACATACGGCGATCGAGGAGAACTCGCGGTTGGGGCTGGTGTCGATACCGAGCACCTTGATGCTGTCGCGGGTGATCTCGGAAGTGTCGTCGATGCGGGCCCTCCACGACTCCTCCTTGATGACCGACCATTGGTCACCCTCAACCGGCCAGTCGCCGACACCGAGACGCTCCTGGGCGAAGGACTCGGCGTCCATGGAGCGCCGCTCCGACTCGACATGCTCGACGCTGATGCGAATGCCCAGGCCTGGGTTGGCCTTGGCGAACGACTCGACCTTTCCGGGCGGGTCGTGCTCGTCGCATCGGGGCAGGCACAGGTCGGTACAGCCGTCGATGGACCATTCGGCGTACATCAGGCGGGGGTCGGGGCGCCGAAAGCCCTCGGCGTCCTTGACGCCGAGCATCGCACGTGCCCTCACTCGGCCGAACTGCGTCGACTCTTTGTCGCCCGCCGAACCCGTGTACCAGATCTGAGGGTTGGGCCTGGCGGACAGCGACGGCATCAGCGCCTTGATCTGGTCGGGGCCGAGATACATGGCCTCGTCCAGGGCGATGAAGTCGGGAGACCAGCCTCGACCGCCGCCCTTGGTGCGGGTACGGAAGCGGAGCCGCTGCCCGGACTTCAGCGTGATGCCCTCATCTCCGTGCGACCGAGTGATCTTGTCGATCTCGCGGTCGAAGTCAGGGACACCTTCAAGGAGTTGGCACATCCGGAGGAAGTGTTCCTTCGAGGTGTCGAACTGGTGAGCCGAGTGGACGACGGTTCGTTCACCCAAAAGAAAAAGGCCCGCGAGTTCGCGAGCCTCAAGGATTGATCCCTTGCCGTTCTGTCTGGAGACCATCAAGCCAACCTCGAAGGCGGCCCACTTGCGCTGCCATTCCCCGCTGGTCTCGTTGAAGAAAGTCTCGTCCTTGACCGCGCAGGACTGCTCGATGAACCACGCCTGCCAGGGGTCTAGGTAGAGACCGGCCAGGGCGGCAAGCTCAACTACTTCCTTGCCCAGGGAGCCTACGCTGGGCGGAAGGTGCTGAATCCTTGGCAGTTGGTGTCCGAGCGGCCTTTCGGGCTCTGAGGGCATCAAGGTCGCTCACCACCCCATCCTCGCGAGGCAGCGCCTCTATCTTCTCCAGAATGTTCTCTAGCCTCAGCACGAGAGCCGCCGTGTCTCCGGTTCGGAGTTGAGACATCCGGCACTGGTTGCACCGGTTACCCTCCAGCTCGTGAGTCAGGAAGTCCCTAATCGCTTCGAGCTGTTGACGGCGGCTCCCCTTGACTGACTCCGTCAGGTCGACGTCCTCGTAGCGTCCCATCGCGGGTCTCCAGGGGTTAACGCAGCGGCGCCGGGAAGGATGTCGGCTCACCCTTGTCGTGCTTGTGGATGATGTAGAGGGCCGCACCGAGCTGGGCGTTAGTGGCGTGCACCTGTGCGACGTCCAGGCTGAGCCAGTTGGAGGTGGCGGGCATCTGGTCGGCGCGAACGTTGAGTACGACGATCTGCTCCTCTTCGGCGGAGGTGCCGTTGCCGACAATGGTGGCGGCAGCGGCCTGCGTGACCTTCGTCCAGGTTTCGTCGCCGTCGAGCGTGGCCTCCTGCTTGAGGTAGTACTCGGTGATGACGGCCAGGTTGGCGGAGGTTCCGCCCGTGGCGGCGGTGTGGTGCTTAAGCGTCACCGTCGGATCGTCGGCGGCCGTGCCTGCGCCCTTGAAGAAGACGATGTCGACGCTCTTGACGTTCTGCATGTTGATGCGCTTGCCGGTCTGCGCCGTTGTCAAGTTGGCGGGGGTCCAGGCGGCCGAGATGTCGTAGTCGGAGCCAAGTCCGTAGTTGGAAGCCATATTGTTCAGTCCTTTCGAGGTTAGCGATCCGTTACGCGGATGCCGATTGTTCTTTCATCAGTGCGGCCCTGGTTAGTCGTTATGCGGCAGGCGACCTTGTAGGTCGCCCCCAGGGTCCCGCCGCTAAGCCATACCGTCACCTTTGAAGAGGTGTTGGACTGACTGTCTTTAGTGAGGCCGGAGTCGACGGTTACAACCGGCGTTCCGGAGATGGTTTCGCCCTCCGCGAGCCAGTTGGCCCAGTCGAACGCCCAGTCCAGCACCGCCTGCGGATCCTTGGCCCAGATCCTCATCTCCGCACCTCCAGTTCGCGCGCTTCGTCGGCAACCGAAAGGTCGCGTCTCTCGGGGTTGATGGAAAGCGCACGCGCATCATCCTGGACGCCGAACGTTCTCCGTACCGGGGTGACGCCCGTGGCGAACACCGTGGCGGCGTAGGCCGTCGCTGTGGCCGACGCCAGCCCGGCCGGTGCCTCGCTGGCGCTGCCGGGTATCGATCCCGTGTAGGACTCCGCAGTCGCCGACGCATGGCCTGCGCTGGACCCGATGGCGATCGAGGCGCCGTAGGCCGTCGCGGAGCCGCTAACGACTTCGGCAGCCGCCTTGAGGACCGCCTGAGCATTCTCGACGGTCGCCGTGGCCAGCACCGTGCCCGCGCTCGACGTAATAGCGATCGTGGGGCTGTAGGCGGTCGCCGACGTCGCAACCTCGCCCGCCGGGGCGTCCGTACGGGCCACCGTGCTGACCGTAGCGCCGTTGGCAGTTACGGTGGGCGCAGCATGTCCTGCGCTGGCCGTAAGTTTCGCCTGGGCGCTCTCGGCGGTCGCCGAGGCCGTCACATGCCCAGCCGGGGCGTCCGTTTCGGCGACGGTGGACACCGTAGCGTCGTAAGCGGTCGCGGTGCCTGAAACAGCCCCAGGAGCAGCCGTCAGGCCGACCTGAGGAGCATTAGCGGTGACAGTAACAGCGGCATGCCCGGCGTCGGCGTTCCGCTCGGTCGCCGAAGACACCGTGGCGTCGTAAGCGGTCGCGGTAGCCGAAGCGTGCCCGGCATCGGCCAGGG